TCTTCATAACAGGACCGACAGTAGGTTCAGGCTTCTTCATCCAATCAGGCATCCATGCATTACTGTTAGGCTGATACCCACCAGTCTCTGCATTGTATGTCCATGGATTAGCACCACCACTTGCAGCGGCAGCGTAGGGATTGTAGTTCTCTGCGCCTGTAGTGGGAGTTTTAGGCGCGCCCGTAGGACCAGTGTCACCACCAGTCGCAGCACCACTAGGACCAGTTCCACTAGCATTGTTCAATGCACTGGTATACTGGTTAGCACCAGCAGCCTGCTCATTAAACTGCCGCCTAGGCTGACCCTGCCTCATTCCAAGTCCGGCCATAAACGCTGGCATACTACACCTCTGCTATGAGAATCTGGCCTTCGGTCTCATTGAAATTGTAATGCTTCATAAGCAACCGGCCAAACTTCTCATCAGTAACAGAGACATGTAGTTGCTCAATTCCCTTCCTACGACAACCTGAAAAAGCCTCAGTCATTAAAGGCTGTAACGCTAACATTCTTTCGCGCAGCGGAAGATCCATATTCATTACTACTACACCCTCAGCAAATGCTTTAACAAATCCAAATGCAATGAGTTGATTATTATCATTGTAAGCAATCAAGTCTGTGACTACGTTGTTGAGTGCTGGCAATGAGAAGTCATCAGAGTGTCCATTCTTCCAAGCACGATGGACATTCATTGCATCTAACCGATAGTTGTATGGACGGAGAATCATAATCTACTGGCTCCACTGTCTATCCGCTGCAAATCCTACGACATTCCAAGTAAATGTAGGATTAGTACCACAATGATCCCCAATAATATCCACAGCCCATACACCAACGTTCGTGCTGGTTGCACGATAAGCAATAGTGTCACCGCTAACAGCAGAACAACCAGAAGTAGCATTACAGATGTAACCCCAGCGTGCATCACTAACTCTCAGTGCGCTGACGATTGCATCAATAAACTGGCTATTCTGACAGGATTTGGAAATCAAACCTCTATTAGCATGTGCAGCAGTTCGTGCAATCCCTTCAGCATTCTGTGGGACAGGCAATGGAACTGATGGTGTCGGAGGCACATTAGGGTTATCAGTTGTCGGCGGGAAAGTTGGATTGAGATTGATTACATCATGAGCGTCAATGTCAACGGTATTGGTATTCGTGTTGTTATTGGTAATGTTGCTTGTTGGCGCAGCGGGAAACATTACGCGATAGTCACAACCTACGCACAGAACTGCTAGGCATACCGTCGATAGAATCTTCACGTTTCACCTCATCAATCTTCTCAGCCTGTCCCCACATATCGAACAGCTTAGCTACTTCCTTAGAAGCACCAGTGGGCCAATTCACATTGTCCAAGTGCTTGTCGATGCGCTCATACTCCTCATCAGTAAAGAGGATAGTGCCACTCTTAACGAGAGTCCACGGGATAGGAAGCTTAACATCTTCCTCAGACAGAGTATCCAACTTGTCAAGGATACGGGCGTCAAGCCTAACTTCAGAGCGGGGCTTGGTAGTCTTGTCTTTATTGAGATTAACCCCACCCTGGACGAATCCATAGTAGAGAGTGGAGAACACCTTACTATCCATGATGTTATCACGGTCGAATACAAGCTTACGCATCACACACCCCTTGCAGTAGCCAATGCTTCAATCTTGTCATCCAAATCCTGAATGGCTTGAATGATTGGTGCAATCAATTCAGAGTAATTCAAACCGAATCTTCCCTGTCCCTCATCTATCAGTCCTCCAAAATCAACGTCAAGTGCGTCAAGAACTTGCCGCAATCTACTACCTGACAAACCATGCTTAATTGGATTTGGTAATCCGGGACTACCAATCTTCTTTCTATATACTACAGGCTCAAGTAGATTGATGAATCTCAATCCAAGAGGTTCTCTACCCATAACAGTAGTCTCATCATCGGCGGAGGCAGTCACTACACCATGATAGATGTGTGCTTGATACCAGCGATAGGGGGCATTGAATCCAATACGATAAGCATAATCTGCGATTGGAACAAAGTTAGTACTCAACACTACGTATGAAGCAAATGTAGCGATATGGTATGCTGCTAGAACATAGTTACCAGCAAGTACAAAGTTAGCTCTAACATCATCTGTGACTTCAATACCATTACCACTTCTCAGAACTCCTCTAGAAGCAACGCCATCAAAGATGAATCCATATCCAGTGATTGACTGCCAGTAAAGAGCATATCCACTTGACCAACGATATGATGGGTCACCAAGATTATAGTTAGCTCCACCAGGTCTAAACCACAAATGTCCAAATTCAAAAATGCCACCTGATGTTAGACGAACTGAAAAGTAATTTATAGTATTAGTGTATAGATGTGCAAAGATTCCACCAGTACCACGGAACATAATACCAGGGAATATGTTATTACTTTGTTCGAGGTATAGGTTAGCACCAGCCCTTGCATTGGCACCATTAATTTGCATATCTCCAGCAATATTTACAAAGTTTCCAACATCGAGAGTATATCCAACAGTGAGTGCGCTTGCTACATTGAGAGTGCTACCCATAGTAACAGCACCACTAAGTCTTAGTGGGTGGTCTATGACGGATGTTCCAACATTATTGAAAGTAAAGAGATGCACGATACCAGCAGGAGCACCAGCAGTACCAGCACCAGCAACCCAACAATCTACAGTAGCACCAACAAATCTAAACATTCCTCCAGTGCCAGCCTGGAAATGTCTCCAAGTATCACTAACATAGAGATTACTAGAGAATGCTCCATCAGGCGCTACACATGAGGCAAATCCATGTGACCATTGAAATATAGAATTAGTATTAGTATTGGGCATGACATTCACGCCTACAAAACCAGTAAATTTCATAGAGTATGAAAGCATTTGATTTCTAATAATATGGATTATAGGAGTGCTAACATTCCATGCATCATTAAGTAAAGCGAGAATAAAAGCACCAGTAGTATCTGCATACAATTGCCATCTCTTATTATCTGGACCAGCATTTGTGACATACCATGAAATAAAAGGTATTGTAGGATGCTCCAATCCCAATCCAGCAGTTCCCACGCTAGTCATGCCAGCAATAACACCACCAGTAATGTTAACAGCATTGTAGTTCTGGTAGGCCATCGTGCCCAGACCAAGACTAGCCTTAAATGCATCTAGACTTGTAGCACCAGTTCCACCACCCGTTACACCAATAACTTTTGGAACCCATACTCCCAATTGATACATGTAAAACTGAACAGTAGGTGAAGTTGCATTAGAGAGATGGACTGCATTCTCAGGGGGATTGAGAGGAAGGACTCCAGAACCCAATGTTATGGCATCAACATCTCGTTCCTTCAACTGTGCAAGGACATCGAGGTATTGACTTGCTTCTGTCGGTAGCTGCCAGTTAGCAGGCATTATAGAATACCCCTAGCCTTCCATGAAATCCTACCGTTGACTCTGTTACCAGCAACATCGTACAGGAATCCAAAGAAGCCAGTAGGGTTAGGAACATCTTCAAAGCTATACGTAGCAGTCCTATCAATGGCACCCTCAGCAGTAATGGTGATACTCTCAACATCCTTAAACGGCTTATTAAAGGGAACGAAAGTACCATTCACATCCGCTGCTATGAAGTCCGCTGAACCAGAATCCAAATCACGCTTGATTGTGATTGCAAGTGTGAGGTTATAGAAGGTTGCGAGGAATCGGCGGTCGATGTTATCAAAGCGTAGTTTGAATTTCACATAGCGGAGTTCATTAGCGAAGGTAGTGTTGCCAACCACAACAGGAGAAAAAGTAACGCCATCAAGAGAGTAAGACAATTCAGAAATAGCACTAATATTAGGGACAATCTGTCTCGATGCCCACGTAAAGGAGATAACAGTTTTCTCAAGGACTAGTCCAAAGTCATGCACTTCTTCGTAGTAACCACTGAATTCTGTAGGCTGTGCGTAGATTGGGAACCCTGCATTTATCTGGTCTTGAATGGTATTCCAATCATTGTTGACGAAATGCTCAGTCCAGGTTTCTTCAGCAATGATGGCAAGTAGTTGTGGACCATCTACCCTATCAACATTAACTCTAGTGCCAAGCAAGTCAGAAGTGTAGGATGCCTCTAGAGTATAGTCAGACGGTGCAGTGACAGTAACATCCACAGTGCTCCGAGGACTACGATTGCCAGCAATATCAACTGCCGTGACGCCATATACGTAAGTCCCTGCAACACCCTCAAACAGTACAGTGAAGGTGCCTTGAATTCTGCCTACATCATTTCCCAATCTATCAACGATGTAGTAATCAACAATGAAATCAGACGGCGGCGTATCCCACTTCAGCAATACGTTATTGTCAATAACCGCTGATGTAATAGATACTGCCTGCGGTCCAGTAACAGTAACTACTGTAGATGCTGGAGCAACAGAATACGTACCACTACCTGAGATTCCCTTGAGCAGGAAATCATAAGTGCCAATTAACAGTGGAAGGATGTTAGCTGAAAGAGAGGAAGTTCTAACGAGGAAGGTAGCAGTTTCCCAAACCTTACCCTGTCGCAATTCATACGTAGAGGCATTGGGAGTGTTTGCCCAATTGAATTGAACTGAGCGGGGAAGGATACTTGCACTGAAATTGAGTGGTGTATCAGGAGTAACTGTTCCCGGCGGCTTGGTAGTTGCTGCTACTAGAGGATTAACTTGAATGAACAAGTCCTCTAGTTCATCAATCATTAACTTGAATGCTTCATACGTGCGTGGGTCAATACGCTGCATCCCAGCGATATTAGCACGAATCGTCGTAAAGACGTTCTGTGCCATAGCTAGGCGTAATTAGGGCGAGTAGTCCATACAGGCTTACAGAAGATTGTATATGAACTTACAGTAATGAATGCGTTAGGTGCATCCATCTGTAGACGGATAGAGAGTTTCTCAGTATCAATACTAAATCCACGAGTAACGAAATACTCTGGATTCAACTTCAAGTCATAGCTTGGAAATACAAATCCCCGTGCTGAGTGTAGAGTCTTACCAGTGAGCTTCAGTATCCCGCTGCCAATGGCGATGAGTGCAATACCACAATAGTGATTCTGCTGTGAGGCATAACCACTGCTAGTAAATGCGAACTCAACGAACATCTGTATCGCAGTGCCATTGTCAGTGCGTAGAGTCTTATCCAGCATATTGGTGTTGATAGAGGCATAACGGAAGTAAGGCTCCGCGTCATGCATACTCAAACCAATAGTCTTAGGCGGGACAGGGAACTTCCAAACACACCACTTTACTGCCTCTACAGACATACCATCTGAGTAGTCCATGTAGAGAACAACGGTGGGATAGATTGCTGTGTCTATGGGAACTGCAATGTAGACATGCTTGTTGATGGTGTCTACAACGCACTCAATCGTGTGGAAGGCTTTCTTATTGATACGCTTCCACAGATTACCAATAGGCCAGCTAAGTTCCAGTGCGCTAGAGAATGTCCCTGAGAATGCGTAGAATCCCTGTCTGTCGCAAACGAATGCAATGTCCTGAGTATTACTACCATCGGTGGATTCAACTAGACCAACACCATGAGGAGATGTTCCCTTGCTCAGGTCGATGTCAGTGAAGTTCCAGAAGATGGCACTGTCACCGTTAGTCTGCGTTACGTATGTGCGTGACCGCTTGCACACATAAAGCTGACCACGCAACTCAAACGTATTCTCTACCGTCCCTGCACCATCTGGACCAAAACGTATAAAACCCTCAACACCATCAAAGTTTTCAGGTTCACCAGGATAAGAAACGCGAACAAGGTCAGGCTGTGCATCCTCACCGCACGTAACTAGTGAGCCAAGATAAGAGGAGATGTGAACGCCAGCGGGGATTACATCCAATGCATCCTGAACATACGTAGCTTCTTCAGTGAGCATCGAATCGTAGTAGTTGATGTTATCTAGTATGGTAGTGGTGTTGTCGCTAATCTCGCCATTTGGCAAGAAGAAGTATTGCTGATTCAGTGCATCCCCATTGAATGCAATAATTGTCTTGGTTCCAAGAACGTGACGTGCAATAGTCCCAGCTGGACCAAGTGGAATATCACGAACGTTTACACAGGTAGTCCCTGAGAGGGTGATGGATACACCAGGACTGAAACCTGAGATGAATCCTGATGCACTCTCAAACACTACAGTAAAGCAGTGAACACCAATCTCGATGTGTCCGGGTCCGCCCTCTACAACAGTGGGTGGAGTAGTGGGTTTAGTTCCAGCGGCGGGTCTAACTACTCCACCGTCGTATACATAAACCTTTTCACCGGGCAATCCACGTATACCATTGTGTGGACTGATGTAGATACGGTCATTCAGCACAGTTGCTGAGAAGTCCGTCATCCCAGGAATGCTTAGGATTGGAGTGCTAAGAGAGTCAGTAGCATCGTAAAGATTGCCAGTATCAGTAAGGACAAGTTCAACAGGCGCCTGCCCTTCGAGGAGACATTGCTTGATACGGAGGATTCCTGAGATTGCAAATTCAATCTCTGAGCCTTCACGCGTGAGGAAGCACCCATCCTGAAACCTAATATTCTGCGCGTCCAAAAAGTACTTGAACGGGACATCTTCCTCTTTACCCCGTGAGAGGATACCCCTGAACTGCGTGGTTGTTATAGGAGTGTGGTCCTGCATGGAAGCTCCTTAGAAGAAGGGGAGTTGCAGTCCTCCCCCTCCTAACAACTACTGCTTACCTTCCCTCAGCTTACGCAGACGGTCAGCATCAGGGTTCTGACCAGCAGGGGGTTCCTTAACCACGTTGCGCGCAGGAACATGAGCTGCCTGCTCAGTGCCGGGTGCAATTCTCTGCGAACTCGTTTCTCTCTGCGAATCTTCACCTTCAGCAGTAGTCTTATTCTTATCCAGTTCAGCCTGCTGTTCAGCAGTAGGTGCCTGTGGAGCATAGGGATTCTTCTTAGCACGAGCTTCCCTATCTCCAACCTTATCCCTATCCCGCTCAGCCTCACAACGAGCAGCAAATGTAGCCGCTGCTTCATGCTCAGAGGGAAGAAGCAATTCACGCTCGGGCTGCTTGGAACCATCGTAAGTAACAGCAGCGGGGCGTGGAAGTGGAGCATGAACCTTAATCAACTCTGCATCCACATACCCGAATGGAGTATCATCAGCTGCATCTGACAGTCTGAAGTACAGGAAGAAATCTCCAAGACGCTGTCTTACGATCTTCTCATCAGTAGATTCCATCGCAGGTTCATGCGGCTGGATCTCTGACATCGGTTCTGGCGCAGTAAGCGGTTTGGTTTCAGCCATTGGTCCTTCTCCTACTCGATGGAATACAACACGCTAACATCAAGACCAGCAAGTCCAGTAATGTTAGCGCCATCTTTACTGATTCTGATTGGCTGACCAGAATCACACTTATTCATGAACACACCACTCATAACAACACCAGCACTACCAGAACCAATAACTGTGGTTGCCAAGATACTGGTAGCTGGAATTGCTACAAGAACGGTATCAACACCACCCTGCTTACCAAGAAGGGTTACATTGGAACCAGCGCCAGTTCCAGAAGTAGACGTTACTCTAACGTCATGCAATCTAACTCCGCCACCAGTGGGAGCTGGAACAGTGATTGTCCCACCAGCAGCGTTAATCTCAGCGACAGTAACTCTAACCTTAGCTCTGTAACACAGAGGGTGTGCTACTGCTCGCTTCAACTGTTTGAAGATATTCTGTTTTGCCGGGCGTGTTGCCATTTCCACCTCCAAAGAGAGTCACAATTGACCAGATACTTTATTAGTATCCCTCTCAGCGCATAGCGAGGCGCCTGGAGCTTCCCCATCCACGTCGTCTAGTTCCTTGATGTGCCTGTTTAGTCTTTACTTCGATACCAGTAAGCTTCTGCATAAAGTAAGCAGCTTCTTGATCAAGCAAGTCAGCACGGGTAGGGTTGCTATTACCATAGCGAGCAGCCAATCCCGCGGTCCTCTTGCTCAATACAACTCGACAATTGTTAATCTGAAGCAATTGGTTCTCATCTTCAACTTCATCCAACTGCTTGAGATAGTGGATAAGAACCTCTACATCAGCGGAGTGTTTGGGGAAGTAGAACTGTTGTCCTCTCCATGCCCAAGACCCGAGATTGGTTCTAGCATTATTATCCACTGCACCAACAGAGTAGTCTCCTGCTGGTTCCCATGTAGCGGGGGACATCATCACGAAGTCAGAATCAGTCCCGCCTTTCGCACGCTCCATTAGATGAAATGGTGTAATCAAATCATCTGGAGCGGGGAGGACATTGGTTTCAATAGTAACAGGAAGAACTACAGTAGTCTCGAGCATCACTTGGATGTCACGGGACTGTAGTTCAATGTTAAGTTCGTCCCAAGCAAGTCTCAGGTATGGCAGTAGGAGCGTGTTCGTCCACTGATTACCCGGCGTATCATTTAGATAAGCACGGGTATAATCCAATATTGACTGTGCTTGGACATCTGGCATGACTATTCCTTCGCGTAGGCCAACTTGTCGTATGCTTTTTTATCAATAACGAATCTGCAATTCTTACAGATGATGGACTTTGGATTGATATTCTCGAAACAGCTGGGACACTTGATGAGAGTATCTACGTAGATAGTATTCCACTCTCTGTCAAGTCCGAGTCTATCACAAGCATACCGCTGCAAGTCATTGATGAATCTGTGCTGATGGTATCTAGTCCAATCATCATCAGCAAGTTCTACCATGAACTTAACCCAATTCAACTGCTCAAACTGCATCTTCTTCAACAGTGCAGCATGAGTGGTTTTCATCTGCGTAACAGTAACAGGGTGAGGCAACCAAGCAATACCGGGGAATGCCTCTCTATCAGCGTTTGCACCAAACAAGGACTTACGCTTATCATCACATATAGCGCGTGCTAGTTCGGCGGCATCAATCTTATAGACACGGACACCACGAGTAATGTCGAGCCACTCATGGGTCTGTCCATCAGGGACTGCTACGATTACAGGTTCGTTCTCATCAGTACAGGCGGGGATTGGGAAGATAGAGGGAATGATTGAGGGTTTGCTTTCCTCACTGGCAAAGGGGAAGATTGAGATAACGCTTGCTTCACTCATCTTTAGTCTCCTTCATATCCGGAACTACTACTGCCTCACCGTCATGCAGCAAACCTGGAAGATACGGACTCATCTCATCTAGGATGTCCATACTCTGTTGGAAGGACGATGCATCCTGCTTTCTATGCAGTTCCTCTAGTCTCTCTAGTGCAGCTGTTCTCTCAGACATGTTAGCCTGAATGATAAACTGCAATGCTGCCCACGGAGGCACTGGTCGCGCTTCTACCCACTCAAATACGTAGAATGGCTCGTAACCGTTGTAATCAAATACCTCACGCGGGGGAGGATTAGCAACCCATTTCCCAAATGGTTCCAATGTATAGCGTTCGAGTATGAATCTCTCACGATTGGTTGGGTATTTGAGGACTATCCGGACTACATCATACTCGCGTCTTAACCATTGTCCCGTTTCGCTGTAGATGTCGAAGTTACCCTTACGCTTCTCAGTCTCCCCATCAGAGAACACCATACGGAAGCGTTGATTACCATTGAGAGTGCTACCATACTGTGCTAGCAACTTCTCGTTGAGCAATTGGAGTTCTACTTCTTGGTCCATAATGTTCCTTAAAAGGAGAGGGGGGTTGGTGAGCTAAATCCCCCCTCTCTAAACAAATCAGTAACCAGTCAGCACTTCAAGGTTGTCGATATACGCCATCTCGGCGGGGTTATCAACAAACGCATTGAAGGAGGTAACGATATAGAAAAGGTTAGCAGCAACGAGACCACCATCAGGGTCACGAACCTCAAACAGCTTGCGACCATCAACAGTGTAGAAGTCAATTTCCTTCATCACTGCACGGCCCCAATTGTTGATGTCCATGAAGTCAATGCGCTTCTTGTCCCACATGTAGTGGGTCATTACACGCGCACCGGCCATCTGCATCACATCCCCGAAGTAGGGATTGAAGGCTTCTTCCTTAGCAGTCTTGTTAATAACCATAACAAGCTGCCCAAGCTCCTCATATGCGGCGGCCTGAACTGGATGCATCCATGCTTCAAGCTTCTTCATACGATTCTTACCAAGCCTATCACCGATTTTGTTCAGTGCGAGGCGAGGCTGTGAAAGAGCCAGCGCAGAGCCACCGGCGTCCACTCTATTAGCACGAATCTCAGGGACGTTAGCCCTGTTAAAGCCCAACCAAATACCAGTGCTTGCATTGGAAGCGTGATAAGGGATACCAAGAAGCGCAACCGGTGGAAGCCCTGACGCGCCCTCAACTACCAACTTATCTCCAACAGCAATGCCGGAGATTGTTCCTGAGTTGATAGTGACCTGCTTGGTATCCAAATCGTAGAAGGTAATCTGAGCGGGAGTAGTCGTCCGCTTGGTAAGGAGGTCGGCGCTATACACGTCCACCTTCTGACCGTAGCGGAGAAGCTTGATACCGAATCCATCAGTAGCACAAGTAAGAGTATAGGGGCCAGTTCCAGTGAAACCTGAAACAACAGCCTCTACACCATTACCAGCAGTCTGATAGAGGGCATCAAAAGCACGACGAACTTCCTGCATTGCCTGTGCAGTAAGCTTCTTGACAGTCTGAGTAACTGCCTTCTTGGAGTTATCGGTAGCCCACTCTGCCTGTCGAGTGTACTCAACAGCGTAGCGGTAATCGTTGATGTTGATAACAGCCTTGTCGTACACAGGGCCATCACCGCGACCAAGAGCGCCGCCATCAGAGTTATAGATACCGAAGTACCCACCGGGGCGGAGATTGAGAGGAATTCTCATATCCCGCTTGGAGACTACCTCTACGTTCTTCTTCTCAATACGAGAGAAGAAAGTGTCCTCAATCTCGTAGAGTACAGGCAACGCCGGGCGAATACGCTCAAGTTCTACCGCGGCGGTCCTAAGCTCATTGAATGCCATTTCTCTGTCCCCTACTATTTAAGAAACGCATCCAGAATCTCCATATCAGTTTTCCCCGCAAACTTTCCTCTTGCCGAAGGAGATTTACCGGCTGGGGAACCCTGACTGCGAGTTTCCTTATCCGTTGTCCTAATAGCCTTCTTGTCGCCCTTTTTAACAAGTAGACCATTATCTCGGAGAACACTAGCTCTCACAGACGGCAACAGTTTTTTAAACGCGCCCACGTACGCGGTAACAATCGTGGCTCTGTTCTGTCTGTTAACAGCACCGCGTCTCACTTTATTCCATAGTGAATCCATCATCTTCATGTGAGGCTTGTCAGAGGCAATACGCTTATCTGCCTCAGCAAACATCTCACGAATAAGAGTTTTCTTAACTGCCTTATTGATTTTCAAATCAGCAATCGAATCGGCAATCAATTCAAGGGTCATGTTCTGACCCTGTTCAAACACTTCGTCAGTAAAGTCTTTAATCTGTCCCTCAATGACAGGATTTCTGCCATTCTGTGGGGCTTGGTCAGCTTGGAAATTGTCAGCAGGAACATTAGGATCACCCAATGCAAACTGACTAATCCACTTTACTGACGCTGCAAGGTTCTTGTTACCATGCAGGTTCGCTTCCTTCATAGCGTTGTTAAGGACGCCAATCAGGATAGGCTTGGTGATGTGCTCAAAAGCCTCTGGATTACTGGTCATTGATTGACGCAGGAAGGAACGTCCAAAACGCGCAAGTGCGTTGGTGTCCCTCGCAAGGAAGTCAACCAATGAGGAAGGATTGCCTGATGCTACTTCATTCTGGATGAAGGTGTATTGCTCGGTGGCATCATACGCAAGACGGGCGTCCTCGACGCTTGGGAAGATTTGTCTGAAGTCTCTATCTCTAAAATAAGACTCTCGCAACTCGGGAAACTCTTTGAAGAGTTTGGGGTATTTGGCGGTGGCGGCTTTAATCGGAGATGAAGCAATGCTAGAATCAGTGTCCTTATCATCTACTTTTTCTTCTTTATCTTCGTCTTTTCCTTCTTCATCATCTTCTTTATCTTCGTCCTCTCCGTCTCCTGTATCATCGCCATCTTGAGGAACAACTTCCTCATCATCGTCGGAGTCATCTGAGTCATCTTGACTGTCATCATCAGAAGCCTCCGTGTCCGGTGCTACATCATCAAGGATTTCTTCAGCGGACTGTCCGCCTGAATCACCAGAACCATCACCCGCTGCGAGATACGGCATCTTAATAGTTCTAAACATCACTATGCTCCATTAGGTGGTGAAGGTGGTGGCGGACCCTGTGGTGGCCCTTGATTAGGAGGTGGTCCTCCCATTGGTGGAGGTGGAGGAGTAACAGTTCCTTCAGGCGGCGGGGGAGGCTGCATTCCCTGTTGAATCATCATCTGCACTTGCTGTTGCTTACGTGCATCTTCAACAGCCATTTGCATCATTGCCATGTCATGCGCTTCGATATGCATGACTACATTAAGATAACCTAGTGCGTTGTTGAGCTTAGCGTAGATTCCACCCTCACTCACTGCCCATGCCTTAGCAACTTCCATGTGAATGGGATGGTTGTCAATCTTGGGTTCAGGCTTCACAGTGGGAAGCATCTGAGTGATTTGAGTGGGGTCAATCTGTGCGGGGTCTATGCCCTCACCAGATTGAAGCATCTCGCTTATCTCTGCAAGCTGCTTATTACGGTCATCATCACCAGGAATGTAGAGTTCACCAAGTCCGTAAGACCTGGAAATCATCCCGATGTTATTGGGATTACTCAAGATTCCATTTACGAACTCATTGTTAAGTTCCATCAACTTATCGATAACAGCCTTCTTCTCCGCCCATGAAATGGGGAAGTATTCCGCTGACTCTGATTCAATGTCAGCTACTTTTCCTTTAAGTTCGACTTGTTTAATCCATACGTTAACATATGAATTGCCATTCTTGCTGGAAAACCTGTCATCGTAATCAACATTGGCAATGTACTCATTGATAGAGCGTAACTCCATCTCGGACCATGTATGGCACACAATCTGCCAAACAGTCTGCAATCTCTGTAGTGCTTGTGCCCTACTTTGACTATACTCATAGGCAGTACCACCACCACCTTGGAGAGTCCCTCCAAATATCGACGGTAGTGCGCCTGATATGAACTGTCCATCTTTATCCTGCCTGTTATTGAACTCAATTACTTCAGGCTGGAGAGAAGCAGTGCGTGTTTGGTAGAAGGAATCACCCATACTCCCATTAGCGGGACGCTGGGCGGGATACATCATACCAGGACGTATCTCTTTATCACCGTATGTCTGAAAGTTGATTACCTGAGAGTCAGCAAATGTCTCAGCAATCCCATGTTCCATCGTTTCTTTGGTGAGATTGGTAGCGTCATTCTTCATATCCTGAATTGGAATTACAGCAGTTCCAATTGCATCACCACACAGCTCACCAAACAAAGGATTAACAGAGATAGTCCAATGATCATCTAAATCTTCCTCATGAGCTTCCGCAAGTTCATCATTAATGAACACTGCACGGATTCCCTTGGGAAATTCTCGTAGACAGGTGGTCAATTCCTCAGGAATGTCATCTTCACGGAGTCCATACTTGTTCAAAGCCCACGTTCTGAACCAAATTTGCCTTACAGTGCATACACCTTCAGGACTTTGACCATTGTAGTCCTGATTTGTGCGTGCCCAGAGGTTATTATTGCCATCATCAGCCACAATTCCAGTGATTTTACCTGCAAGTTCAGGGTAAACTGATTCTACTAGTGGAATGGACTGTTCATATTCAAGTGCAAGATACGGGATATCTTCCTGCTTGCGACAAAAGGCGGGGAAACGAACATTAGTCTGTCCGTATACTTCCTGTATGATGCGAAGCTTGGCTGCTTCATCATATCCGATGACCGCCTCTGCAACTTCCTCTTGGGAATCTTGCATTGTGGGGCCATTCGTACCACATTCTGGACATGCCAGCGAGGGGCCATTGAAATTGAACGCCCCTTGTGGAGCATAGGATTCATCAACGACCTCTGAGGGTTCAGTCTCTGAGTGCAATTTGGAATTGCAAGTTGCACAGTAGAAATTGGTGAACGAACGCTTGACGATACCCTCGATTGGTTTCCTGAATGTTCCATACTTCTTGCTCCTACGTGAGTAGTTGTAGATAGCAACGTATGGTTCGTTATACAGGATGGTGAGGCACCGAATCAAAAGCATCTTTGCCCGATTATTCTTCCTAATCAGGTCAGCAATTTTGTTGTAGGCTTTGGCAGTGAGGATATCGTCGGCGTTATCAGCGTCCTCAGGAAGAAATCTTGTTGATGGAATCTGAGATGAGAGGGCTGCAATGATAATTTCACCATAAGCTTTGTAAATATTAACGAAGGTTTGATTGGCAAGGTCACTAAGTTCACTTGCATCACCTTCGTAACCTTCTGGTGGGGCGGAGAATGACTGCCAGTCGTGAGCGATTTCTGACCAATAAGTATTCTGGATGTTCCTGAAGTAATTGTTATTGCGGCGGGTCATACGGACTTGGAAGTCACGTACAAATTCTTCATCCGAGAAGTAGGAAGTGCGTATGGTTTCAAGAACCTTCTTGATGTGCTCCTTCTTGGTAGCCTCATCAAGTTCTGGTTCAGTCCCGCTGTTAAGAGATTCAATTGCAGCATCATTAGTAGCACCAAAAGGCAATGCAGCAAGAGCGGGGTCAACATTGGGTGGATACATTTACTTCTCCCCTATCCCGACCGCTGACTCTTTATTCTTAATGAGATCGTCCATATCAGCCTTGCTTAACACAGGATTATCAGATTGCCTACGTGCAGCCATCTCTAACTTACGTCTAACCATAGAGGGAGAATGCCGCTGAGGAATAGGGGCAAAGCTTGCGCTTTGCGAAGATTGAATAGGAGTAATCAAACCAGCACGACGCGCAATTCTCTTATTAACTCTAACCAATTCTTGTCTTTCCGCGTCCAGTAAACGTTCGAGTATTCGGATTGTATGTTCCCTTGCTACGCAGCTTTGACATGGAGGCCCGGATGGATTTTTGATTGTGGTAAATGGGAATGGGCTTGGGTCCGAGTTCCTTAGCAACTCTCTCAATGTGCTCCATCTTCCTGTAAAAAGAAGTCGTATCGCCTGAGTGAGCGTAATCTTTGATGGCATTATCCACCGCTGTATTGGTTATTGCCTCGTAGTTGGGGTCACTTATGAATCTGTCAACAAGCTTGATTAGATATCTACCACCATCGTATGGGTCATCACCGGGAGATGAATCAGTGGGGTTCCACTCTGCAACGTCCTCGGGATTGCCCTTCCCATCCTCATTATAGTGGGCAAGCAGAATCGCCTGACTGAAGATGGGGCAGTTCTTGAATACTTGTAGCTTGGGGAGATTCTTCTCAGGGGCCTGCGGCAAGAATAGATTTTTATACTTTTCGTAGGCGGAGCCTCCTGACATTCTGAAGATTTGTTGTGCGACATCCTCTTGATATCCCTCAGCTGGTATGTAAGTGCGTGGTCTCTCCGACCATCTGAAGTACTCATGAAGAAGCATCTTTCCACTGATGCGGTCATTATCTGCCATATCAGGGACATAGCCAGACTCATCAGAAAATTGCTGTAGGATAGAGGCGGGGTCTCCATGCTTTTGCTTAGCAGAGGGGTCGAGTACTACCCTCTTGATTTTATCCAAGTCTGAGTAGAGTTTGAAGGTGGATGCCCACTCAGAAACATACTTTCCTTTCTCATGATACTCTCGATATAGGAATGCACGCTTATCAGGGGAGATGGCTGCCCATCCCATCCATGTATAAGCGGAGTGGCCCCAATCAATGGCGGCAACCCGCGGCCAGTATGAGGGTATGATGAAAGGTTCAACAACATGTAGCGCGTTAGGAGGCTCATTATCTCTCTTTACATCACGATACTCTTGGAATACCTGACCAGAGAATGAGAACCAATCACCTTCTAGCTTTGCTTTACGTTCTGCTTCAGGCAAACCTAAGAGGCGGTTGACATACTCAGGATCCGCCTTCATCAACCATTCATTATCAGTAACCTTTGCATGAATGTAGATGCGTAATTGGTTTGTCTTTCTATCTCTTAGTAGTTTCCCACCACTAACACAAGGAAGAACAAACCTGTCGCGTACCCAAGCGTGTCCCATGTTACCGGGGTTAGTTGCTCCCCGAGCCACAGCAATGTCGCCACGGATACGAGAGAACACAATATACTGATACATAAACTGAGAGAAGTGCGTGAGTTCGTCAAACCCCACGTAGTTGTACTCAGCAGTATCATGATCTCTTGCGTTCTCATCTCTAAGCATGTAGCCTAGAAAGAATTGCGCTCCTGAGGGGAAGGTCCAGAAGTGCTTGCCTTCGTTGTATACTCCACCAATAGGCTTGTAGAGTTCCCTTGAACGGGGAATGATACTTTCTTCCAACTGAGGATAAGACCGTCGGAAGATAATACCCTTAAAGTTTGGACGGTCGAACCATTGCCGCAAAATCGGCAATACAAGTAGAATCTCTGTCTTGCCTCCCCCAGCAGCACCTCCATATAGTGCCTCTAGAACATTGTCGGGAACAGACAGAAACTGTGCTTGTTTCTGGTTAGGCTTCCATTCCCTAACATTCTCCGTTTCCTTGTAGACGAAAGGCATTACGCAGGCGTGTCAAGACCAGCGAGTGAATTCCAAAGAGTCAGTATCTGTGACTGCAAATCAATATCTGCCATGTCACACTCTGAAGTCTTTGTTTCCTCATCGTATGTGGTAGATGCGATTACGTTCACACCCATCACTACCTGAGGTGCAGCTTGTTCAGCAATAGGTTTAGGACTGGAGATAAACCGCTGTGCATACTGTGCCCTACCAGGGTGGTAAGGAGTAGTGCCGGGTTCACTGAGGATGGTGGGAGCAAGTTGTGCTAGGGTAGCTTGAATACGCTCCATAAACTCTGTGTTACGGAGAAGGGCCATCTGCTGAACAGTAGTCTCTGCCATGTTATCCTTCCGTTACAGCGATGTCACCGAGTGTAGCGAAAGTAGGTTCAACCTTATCATCACTTCCAGTATAAGCAACATCAACAGCTTGAGGATTCTTCTTCAAGTCCTCATTCTCAACAACGTTGAAAGTAACCTTATCTCCTACGGCAAACCGTTGTGGAGAGATAGTCCCCTTGAGAACATTGTTGAAGTGGAAGAAGAAATCGCGGCGGTCACTACCAGCGATGAAACCGAAACCACGCTTCACGTTCAGTACACGAACTTCACCAGTAAGCTTGCCCATCATTTACCTCTCAATCACAACTTTGCATCCACGAGAATCTGTAAATTCGCAGGTGCCCGCTATAGGGTCATAGTGGACACTGACATCTTCAGGTCCAGTCCACTTCAATGTCGTTTGGTTCTGCTTCTTAATCTCTACGCTGACATCTGTGACTACCAGTGGATTGGTAATACAGTCATCGGTAGTAGGAGGAGGGTCAATGGGGGGAGTATTGGTGAGTGCGACTTTGAATACGTCTACTCGTGGAGAATCCCAGAAGATTTCCGCTACGTAGATGCGGCCGTCTGCCGCATTAAAGCCGACTCCTCCACGGACTACACGATACTGTTCTTGAGATACACCAGGTAGTGCCCATACATCATATGGTGCTACGTCCCACGGTGCAATCTCACCAGCTTTGACTCTTACTAAGTCATTCAGATCATAAGCCCACACTTGTCCGCGGTAAGGATAAGTATGTTCTCCCTGTGCTCCAGTAGTGGGATCATAACACTGCATCATTCCAGTGTCATCTAGAGTACCATGTTTATCAGGATCGGAAACCCCTCCACCGTAGCAGATTGGACCCATCCCATGATAACCAACGAACAATAGAGAGCGTGTTCCAGGAACAATGAAGCAACCACCGAGTTGGTCTGTCCTAGTAAACAACTCATTCTGCACGTCTGGATTGTGCAGAGGATTGTCCATTGTGTAATACAGAAGGTCAATCGTGGGGACGAGTGTATCTGTATCTTTTACTTGCTTAGGATCGAATGCAAATGCGGCAGGACCAAAACTAGTCCTGCCTATGATTGAAAGGATTCCTTGTCCAGTGAGTGCTGGCCCACCAAGCAACTCACGCCATTCCTCAGGAACATTGCACATGTATCCAGCGTAATAGCCTGGATTCTTATCTCCCAATCGTGCAGGAGTAGTCCACGATGCTCCCGCATCGTCTGAAGCTTGATGTGAGCAATAGGCTCCATAGGCTGCGTCGTAAAATATAAATTTGGTCGATAGCAATCGACCCTCGTGGTGCATCATTCCGCCGACAACACATGAGTCCACATTACTTACAGTATAGGGAATCTCACGTCCTTCTTCAATGAAGTCGGCTTTGCCTCCCTCAGGTGGGATACTTACACGAGCGAACCAGTTTGGTTTATGACAACCAAAGTAGAGTGATTCTCCATCAACTCCTACTGCAAGTGGTTGTCCACCGTAAGTAAGATCAGTTGGTTCATTATTCCAACCAATAGAATTGACAGGGAAGGATCGTTCAAACGTAAGATCCGCAGCCTGTACAAGTGGTAGTTCTTGAGGGTTCATTTAATCACCTAAGGGAATTCACCTGCCGAAGGGTAGATGAACTCCCCTAGTGGATTAAACTACTCGCTTACGCATACGCGCTGCGAACGCTAGTCCACTACCAAGCAAGAGGAGTGTCGCTGGTTCAGGAATGGGAGCAACAGGGACGTTAGTGTTACCACCAGCGCCCTCATTGGGAATCCCATTCTGATTATCCTGGTCCTGCGAGGTCCAGAAATCATTCCGGGTTTCATTGAAGATGGACTGAGCACTGAAGATACCCAGCACAAGTGCAGGATTGTTAGCACCTGGTCCAAGGATTACCCCACCAGTACGAGTCCAAGTGAGATTGGGAACAGCGGGATCATCTGCAACTGCGCAGAGTGCGGGGAAAGGATCCTGAGCAGGACAGGTACCAATCAGTGAGGAAGTACCAGTCCATCCAGCGGCGGTAGTCTGCTGAGTACCACTAATGTAACCTTCAAAATCAAAGATGGTGAAGAAGTCACCAGTATTGATTTGGGAATCACCTTCAAGTGTTACACCATAGAACCAGTTGTAGGGACCAACACCCGCGATGACAGGCGTCGGACTAACAGTGATTGTATTAGCGTGAGCTGCGCTCACACTGAATAGGATAGTGAGAGTGAGCAGGGGGAGGAGTCGAAGTGTACGCATTGTGTCTCTCCGTTGTTGTGAACTTACATTCTATCCCACGTCGATTACGTCGTATTGTTCTTTCGCCTGTTTCTCAGGAGAGTAAAAGACGGTCTGCACATTGACTATGGGACCATCCTTCTTATCTCTCAGGGTGGAGGACACCACTCTACTAAGGTTAGCCGCGATCATGGCAAGGATTTTAGGCTGTTGATTTGGCAAGTCCTCATCACTGATTGCATCCATAGAGGCATAGATTTTATCTAGTGCCTTGTCACGGACTTTAGACAGTGATGCTTCCAATGCAGTAGCAAGAGCAATGTCTGATTCCTTCAGCCCATTTCTTGCAATCTGATGTGGTTGATGGACAGTTCCCTTCTCAAGTACACTGGCGTGCATCCTTGAGATACCAAATCCACGAGCTACCGCTGCTGCATTACCTTCCATGTTAGCTTGAATAGCAATCATCT